AACGTACCTTCTGAAGGCCGTAACTTGCTCATGCATGCTTCTCAGCTCGATGCTTTGCTCGGTGAAACTGAAATCACAAGCCAAGACTTTGCTTCTGTCAAAGCTCTTGTCCAAGGTGAGATCAACACATTCATGGGCTTCAACATCTTGACAATGGGCGACCGTGACGAAGGCGGTATTCCTAAGCCTTCTACTCGTACTTGCTTTGCCTGGCACAAAGATTCGATGGGCTATGCTGAGTCGATGGCTCAGAAAACCGAAGTCAACTATGTCCCAGAAAAGACATCGTTCTTGGTTAGCTCCATGTTCTCTGCTGGTTCCGTCTCAATTGACGGCGAAGGCATTGTCAAAATTTCTTGCACTGAATAAGGAGAATAAGACATGGCATTCGCAACAGCAAATTGGGCAACCGTTGGCGCTTCTAAGAGCGGCAATGCTCCTGCAATCTATAGCTACAAGTCTTCCGCAGATAACAAAGCTACTATTGCAGGCTCCGGTTACTTCAACACAGTTGAAGCTCTTATCACTACTGGTGATTGGATCTACACATACGGAAGCGATGGCGGTCAAACGCTTGTAGCAACCAACACATCAGGCGTTATCACAACGGCTGTAATCTAAAGAAAGGGGGAGCTGGTTCCGGCTGGCTCCCTCCACCCTTACGGAGAACGATTATGGCTGCTGGTGATACATCCCTTTCTATCTGCTCTGATGCACTAATATTGCTTGGCGCTTCTCCGATATCTTCGTTCACAGAGGGATCTGACTCGGCTCAGGCTTGTGATCGACTATATCCAGATCTTAGAGATTCCTTGCTATCAAACTATCAATGGAGCTGGAGCGTTAAGAAGGTGCAACTGAACCGCCTCTCTACTGCCCCCATTGACGAGTGGAAGTATGCTTACCAGATGCCAGGGGACATGCTCTCCGGCGTTCTGGCCTTATTCACTAGCGCAGGCATTGGCGAGAACCCTGTCCGGTATGGATGGGAAGTTTACGGCGATCAGCTCTATACAAATTTCGAGAAGGTTTTCATCGACTACCAAGGTACGATTGATGAGAGCAAGATGCCTAATTACTTTGTGCGCCTTCTCCGTACATCCCTGGCCGCTGAGTTAGCTTTTACAATTACCGATCAGATAAGCAAGTCGGATTACTTCCGGGCTTTGGCATACGGATCTCCTGGTGAGTCAAACCGGGGTGGGCTGATGCGTGAGGCTATGAACATAGACAGTCGTGGCAAGCCGCCGCAGATCATTGAGGATTATTCTCTTATTGATGTGAGATACTAATATGCGGATTATGCAGTTCCAAACGAACTTCTCGGTTGGCGAGCTTGATCCCCTTATTCGCGCTCGAACCGATCTAGCTCAATATAAGAACGCGCTTGAGGAAGCCACCAACGTCATTATCCAGCCCCAGGGCGGGTTTAAACGGCGTGATGGTATGAAGTTTATCTATGACTTTGGTTCAAGCTTTACGGACTTCAAGGTAATCCCGTTTGAGTTTAGCGTGGATGATAGTTACCTTTTGGTTTTTGTTAATCAGCGCATTTATGTTTTTAAGTCTGGCGTCTTGCAGACCAACATCAATGGGTCCGGTAACGATTACATTACGGCAACAGACATAACCACAGCAATGCTGGATGAGATTAACTATACACAAGCGGTTGATACTCTCATTCTATGCCATGAGGATCTGCAAACTAAGCGCTTGGTGCGCAATAGCGATACGAGCTGGACGCTAGAGAACCTGCCAATTACCAATCTTCCACAGTATGCTTATGCTTTCGATACGCATATGCCTGACTTCACGATCACGCCCAGCGCTTCTACGGGTAATATTACTATTACTGCCTCTGCGGTTACGACTGATAATGGCACGGCTCAAGGCGGTGCTGCGTCTACAATTACGCTGAAGTCTTCATCAAACTATACATCTGACGATCAGCCAAACGGGATGTTCATAACATTAACTTCCGGCACTGGATCTGGTCAGACGCGCCATGTTGAGGATTATGTTGCCTCTACAAAGGTGCTGACTGTTTATCCGGCATGGGACACTGCCCCCGACAATACCACCGCATACAAGGTTGAAGCATTTGCACCCTCTGCTGTTGGCGAATATGCCCAGGTAACAAGCACATTTGGCCGCGCTCGATATGTCGAGTATGTATCGCCCACAGTTATGAAGGCTGTAACAGAGGTTGATTTCTTTGACACTGACGATATCGTTGCTGGCTTCTGGGAAAGTGAGCATGGGTATGAAGACGTTTGGTCTAACACCCGTGGCTGGCCGAGATCTGCTGCATTCCATGAGGGCCGGTTGTATTTTGGTGGATCTAAGTCCCGCCCGAATACTATCTGGGGTTCTGGCGTAATTAACTACTTTGACTTCAATGCTGGATCTGGATTGGATGATGAGAGCGTTGAGGCAACAATCAACACCAACCAGCTTAATACCATCGTCAATCTCTTCTCTGGCAATGACTTTAGAATATTCACTACCGGCGGTGAGTTTGTAATATTACAGTCTGGCAATGATCCGATCACGCCATCAAATTTCTTTGTGCGGCCACAAACCCGCTTGGGATCTAAGGCTGGCATTCCGATTGAGGAGTTGAATGGTGCATCGATCTTTATTCAGCGCCAGGGTAAATCAATCAACGTGTTCCAGTTTGGTGACACCACTGCGTCCTATCAGGTTCAGAACATATCGGCACTAAGCTCTCACTTGCTAAAAAGTCCGGTTGACATGGCTGCGCGTAGGGCTGCGTCTACAGATGAGTCTGATCGTCTGTTTGTAGTAAATGGCACTGATGGATCCATGGCGGTTTACTCCATCTTGGTTGGTCAGAATGTTATTGCCCCTAGCCGGTTCGTTACAGATGGTGAGTATATCGCTGTCGGCGTAGAAGTCGCGGATGTCTATGTAATCGTTAAGCGCACGATAAACGGCGCAGATAATTATATGCTGGAGAAGTTTGACCCGGATCTTACGCTGGATAGCGTTAAGAGCGGCGGAGCGGCTTCCTCAGTGACAATGGACCAGTTGCAGGGGGAGACAGTCCAGATCATTAGAGATGGCGTCCTAGAGCCAGAACAGGTGGTCCCAGCTTCCCCATACACAATTACCTTTGCTTCACCGGCTACGTCTAGCTATCAGGTTGGACTGAACTATACAGTCACAGCCAGGACAATGCCTGCGGAACCGGTGCTTTCTTCTGGATCTGTGCAAGGATTTAAAAAGCGGATTATCCAGGTTGATGCTATCGTCAATAGTACACAGGACATGACCATCAACGGCAAACAGGTTTCGTTTAGGAATTTTGGCGAAGATGTATTGGATTCTGCGGTTGAACCTTTCACTGGCATAAAAACTATGCACGGATTGCTGGGCTTTAGTGGAACGGGGCAGATCACTATCAGCCAAAGCGTTCCGTTGGAAATGATTGTTCTCGGTCTTGAGTACCGGTTGAGCGTAGGGAGTTAAGACATGGAAGCAATGTCAGTAATAGGCCCGATAGTATCAGTAGGAAGTAAGCTTGCTGCGGCTAGTGCGCAGAGAGATGTCGGTGCTGCGCAACGGGCCAGTTATGAACAGCAAGCTCAGGCTGCTGAGTTAAAGGGCCGTTCAGAAGCCATTGCTTATAAGCAGCAGGGCGCTGATGCTTTGCAGAACTTGAATGAAACATTGTCTGCAATTATTGCCCGTGCCGGTGCTGGTGGGGTAGATCCTACATCTGGATCGGCGGCAACTATGCAGATGTTTGCTTTGTCTGAGGGTAGCAGAGAGGCTGCGATTGCCCAGGACAACGCGGCTCTTGCTCTAGGTGAGGCAACACAACAGGCTGGAATATACAGGTCTGCTGGTCGAACAGCCCAGCTAAGTGCAAATGTAAGCGCGGCTGCAAGTATTGGCGAAGCGGCTTACATGGCCGGTCAACTATCATAGGTTAGGTTAAAGAATGGCACAGCTCCCACGATATCAGCGACTAGGTGTAAGAACTCGTCAACCAGGTAGCATTGATTTCGCTGATACGCGGGAACAAGCGAGGTATTCTCAAAACCTTTCTCAGCAACTTAATCGTATGTCTGAATTTGCTTTTAAGGAAGCTGCCAGGGCTGCTACAATTCGCGGTCAAGAGCGAGTGCAGGAAGAGGGCGCGGTCTCAACACTAGAGGCTATTGATGAAAAGGGTGGTGCGTTTACCATTGCTGATCGTGCGGCGTATGAGCTTGGAAGTCGCGT